AGTACCATCTTGTATATCTGTCCACATTAATAAGTTATCTTTTGTGTACGGAGCAGGACCGTATTGTTGTTCCCACCAACTAGGCTTTATTGTAAAACCTAACATCTCCCAAGGGTTTGTATGAGGGCGATCTGTATCAAAAGCTCTTTTATAAATTTGACGCCAAAATCCTGGAAGTGTTTGATTACTAGGAGAATTTGTTGCACTATAATTAAATGTAAATGGATCTGTTCTTTCAAAGAAGTTATGTAATGTATAATCATTATCTATAAATTTACTCCATGATAAAAAATTACTTAACATAGATTTGTTTATTTCTTCAAATGTTATTCCGGTTTTTCTATATTCGCCCGGAATAAGATCATTAATATCCAGCATATTGGGATCATACTTAACTTTAATATTATTAAATATTCTTTTTTCAAGTTCTAATAATAGTTCATCTCTATAATCATTGAATGCAATAAATCTACTACCATCATGGCCTTGAATAATCTTTTGTGGAACACGATAGGTGTCATCCATTATTATCATAGGCGCATATTCAGGATACAATCCAAGTTTTGTAGGAGTTGGCGGTATATAACTTCCGTTTGTAGTTTCGTATTCGTAAATGTCTATAATGTCGTCTTGTTGTTTTGTAGATGATATAACTACAAACCCGTCTTCGTTAAATGTATAATCTATACCATAAGTTAATTGAACATTATTTTTGTATACTCCCACAGCTTTTTTTGTCAATGTAGTATTATCAAATACTTCATTTAGTGCAAAAAAAGTTTCATCGGAATCTAATATAGTGTAAGAAAGTTTTTTATAAGCACCATATGGAACCATATCACTAAAATAAAATGGCATAGTTTTATTTTTTACACCATTAATTTTTTGTAAAATATTATCTACATGTTCTTTTATTGATCCTTGGAATTCTGAATCAGCAGCAACCTGCAAGAATTCTCTTTTAAATCTATTATATTCTGTACGTGCATAATCTAAGGCTTTTACTATATTACTATCCTTATCAGTAATGTGATATACTGATAAATTAAGAGGCGCACTATGTTGTAAAAAACGTCTACCTAAATCTGAAAGATTACTTAAATCTCTTAAATTTCCAATTCCTGGAAATTCTCCGTTAAAATTATCTAAGTTTTCTACAATAGAACTAACATGATCGTTAACTTCTCCTAATGTAAATTCACTTAAATTTTCATTTTTAGGATTTCTTTCTAATGAAGCGGGAATTTCATAATATCCATTACTATTTTTTAACGCACTAGATTTTGTTTTTATAATTACAGTATCATTTAGCTGTAAATCGTTATTAAAATTAATTACAACATTATTATTAACATTGTTAGATAATGTATAATCTTTGTTTATAAACTGTAGTTTGTTATTGACATATACTCTAATCCATAAATCATTTAACAACGCACTTTGTTGATATACATCAATCTCAAATCCAGTAAATGTATTATCAAATATATATTGCCTAATAACTGGTTGTTCTGACAATGTAGATACTTTTTTCCAACCGCTTAATGTGTTAAATATATCTAAACTTGAATATTTTCTTAAATATCCTGTATCAGATTTAACAGATAAAATTACATTATTTTGAACATACGTCATAGTGTCCTGTAAAAGGTTAAAATCAAATACAATATCTCCTACATTGGAAATACTTCTATAACTTAAAGGAAAATTTAATTCTGTATCTGCTGTGCCGGTTCCTTGTTTATAACTAAACAGTTTGTTGCCTTCAAATGTGCTGGCTTCGTAAATATCAGTATTTCCGTAACTATTGCCAGCATCATCAAATATATCAAACAACGGTGGTTGGTTTATATTTTCTTTTTCTTGAGTTTTCTTCCAAATTCCGTTTTCGTAATGAAGCATTTTACCTTTGTACTTTTCGCCATTTAGTGCGAGTACTACTTCGTTTTCTTGAGGGACACTATCACTTACTTCTTTTAAAGTTATTTGATTATTTGTTGCCTGGCCGCCAGCAAATTTTACAATATCTACTTCAAATATTCTTCCTTTTACTAATATATCTGTATCTGCTGTAAATAATATACGCATACCTTTAACAATATCAATGCCATCTATATTGTATCCTATACTACCTTCAATTGTACTAAAAACATCAGTAGTAAAATCATCAACTAAATCAATATCTTTTTTAATTTTTGTTCCAAAATTATAAAGTTTTAAATTGGCTTCAAATTCAATAATTGGACGCCTTGCTCTTTGTGTTTGATCTAATTCGTCTGGTGTATTATTTTGTTTTGCACTTGTTTCAATTACACTTTTATGAAACCATCTATTATATCTTGCCCATAAATTTCCGTCTTGAGATGCTCGGTTTACAACTAAATAATCTTTGATTTTTGGAAATCCTATTGCTTTACTGAATGGCAAACGGTCAAACCCATCGTTATCAAATGCAACATCAACATCGTCTGTAAATTCAGTAGGTACATTTAAGTTTACTTCGGGTATTAATTTAATACTATCTCCAACACCCTCAACATAGAACGCACCTTCGCTGTATAACGCTGGTTCAACTTCTCCAGTAAAAAATATTTTCATTCCATTTGATAAATCTACACCGTTACTTGTTTTATATGTTTTCTTGCCTAAAATTTCTTTATCTATATCAATAAATGTTGCTTCACTAATGTCTTTAACAACAATAGTTCCGCTTGCTTGTAAATCATTAGATGCCATATAATAAAGTATATCTGGTGTGTCTGTTCCAAGTTGTAGTGTGCTTACGCCTTTTTCTAATCCTTGCACACTAACGCCTTCTAAAACAATTATACTTGAACTATCTAAATCAAATCCTTCGTCTAGAGTCTTTTTAGTTTTAATTGTAAACGGTAAATTTGGTGTGTCAATATCAAACTTATATGTAATTCCTCTATATAATGTTATAGTAGGATTATTTGTTAATCCATCAGGACTAAAAACATATGTATTGTTATCTACATTATCACCTATACGTACAGTGTATGTACTTTCTACATCTATAGTGTTTCCTGGTACTCCAAAACTTTGAGGACCATTTGGCAACCAATAGTATTCTCTAAAATTAGTAAGTTTGTCCCAATCTACATGAGGATCCCATGCATAATATTCTTGTTGATTTAGGATACTATGATCGTTAGTACCTTTGTTAAAACTAGAAAGTTGATTGACATAATCATTATAATCTTTATAAAATATTACATTGCCTAAATTGTCTTTACAAATAGTTGCAGGCTCTAATTGATAATTTTCTCTATTAGTGCTAACATCTGCAATATAGTTGTCTGTGCTGTTGAATGCTTTTGCTGTTTTACGACCTACATAACCATTAAGTTTTTCAGCTACGCCTGGCTGTATTAATTGGTCTACTGTACTTGCTAAAAACTTTTTATTAGCAGGGGTTCGGTAATACCTTGGTAAATGGCTTGCACTTTCTCTTTTACGATTTTCATTACCACCTGGTAACGGCTGTTCTGATTGATCATTGTTATATGCCATTAGTATCCATAGCCTCCGCCGCCGGAGTTTCCGCCTCCGCTTGATCCTGAACCACTACTGCCTGAGCTACTAGAGCTACTTGAAGTGCCTGTAGTGTAATTTGTGTTTGTACTTGTTGATGTGCTTGCACTTGTAATTCCAATATTTGCTGTATTAGTAGATGACGTTGTTATTGCACCTTCTGCCTTTAATCTTGTTGCTGTAACATTATCAATTATTGAAACATCTGAAACTGTTGCACCGCTTATAAAGATTTCATCTGATTCAGATTTTATTTCAAATAAACTTCCAAAAGATTGACTTATCTGTTTAGGCACAATTACAAATGTAACAATAGTAGGAGCCAATTGTTGCATAATATATGCACTCATTTCTGAAAAGTAAAATGTTTCGCCAAAGTCCCAATTATCTAATGCAAAAAATTCATTAATTGCTGATATCACTCTAGATTTAATTTCATTATCATTTATTACAATATCAGGATTTTTTACTATTTTAAAATCTGCTTGGAATTCTGCACTTGCTTTTGTTCCAAAAATTATTTTATATTTTACAGGATGATATATAATTTCGTCGCTTAATGATTTAATATTGTTTAGGTAAGATCCATAATTTAAAAATAAACTATCACTACTAGGAGATAAAGGTTTATTAGAAATTGTGCCTTCTAAATATTGTCTAAAATTATTATCATATGATCTTGTAAGCATATAAGTGTCTATTATATTACTAACACTAGGATCAATACGTGTGCTTTCGTCAGCAGCATGTACATAATGGAATTTAATATTATCTCTACCTACTTGTGCTTTGTATTTTTGACTGATATTTAGATTACTTGTGGTTTTATCTAAAACTTCAAAAATGTCTTCGTCTACATAGTAAAATATTTGTCCATCGTCGTATAAACTAGTAGAACCTAAAGATGCCTTATTTTGCAAAGTTACTATTTTTAGTTCAGTATTCGATTTGTAAAAATATTCTTCTACACCGTCTAAACTTGTAACCTTTTCAGAAAATATATATTTTTTCAAAGGATTGTTTGTTTCGTTAACTAAAACCTCGAATAAATCAGGATCATCAACTACACCATCATCATCACCGTCAAAGAAACTAACTTGGACTTTTTTACTGTTTACATAACCTTCTGTATCTCTGTAATCTTCAACTATTTCCCAATCATAATCTACAGTATAAGGAAAAGTATCTGACGTAGGATCTTTTTGGTTGATACTTAAAACACTAATTCTATCTTTTATAGTTTTACCAGTCCTATTATTATATACCTTATCGCTATTATCAAAGTAAAAACGTACTTCATCGTCGCTTTCAAATAAGTATCTTGCTCCTCTATATGTAATAGTGTATGTTTCTCCGTTTGTTTCAAACAAAAGTAACCAACTTGCATCTAATTGTTGATTAGTATTATCACCTGTTTTACCAATACTAAATGCACTTGCACTATCTAAATTAGTACTCGAAATAAGACGCCATTCGCCTAAATTAATATCAAATCGTAATCCAAAAGTTTTATATGCAAAAATTTGATCGACTAATTGTCTTTTAACGGATGACTGTAATGCATTAGGTATTCTCGGAATAATCTGAGTAAGTTTTGCGCCAGCAGGAATAATATCATTAATAACTACCGGGCCTGTGCCATCTTCTGCAACTATTGTTCCGTTGCCATCTACACTAATAACCTTTGTCCAAAGATATTCTACAGATCCTGGATGATCGGCATTACCTTCCATTATTTTGTTATTATCTGTTTTCATAAAATGTTTGCCAGTTGGTGCAACAAATTTTAACAAAGTACCTGCACGTATTAATTTTAAAATACTTGCTGTAAATGTTCCTAATTGTTGTTTTGTGCCAACACTATTTGTGAAATATCCTGTATTTTGATTTGTTTGAGCTGTACTACTATTCCATACTAAGCCGAAATCTCCTACTAAAGTTTTTGGAAACTTAGTAAGATAATAATTTTTTATTTTTCTATTTTCTAAAATTGGTTGTATTACATTTTCGATTGCGCCTTCAACATCAGTTTTTGTAACAAAATCAAAACCTTCTTTTGTATCTAAAAATTCACGTGTAAGGATACCATCCACAGCAAACAAATTTGTTTTACTATATTTTCCTGTAGCATCTATTAAATCTAAATATCTGCTTATTCCACTTGCTGTTCTATTAACACTTTTTACTTTAATAATTTCTTGGCTAGATGTAAGAGGAGCAATTTGATAATCTTCTGCTGTTACCATTCTATTCTGTGTGTAGTAATTAGATGGTGCATTACGTTTAATACTAGCATTTGTTTCACTAATACTTGAGTTATCAACAGTATATTTTAATTGGTAAACAACTGTGAGTGTTTCTGTTTTTCCGGTTTTAGAAAGATAAGGTATTTGAATACTAATACCGCGTAAATCTTTAGGATCGATAATTATTCTTTCATTTTTACTTGTTCTATAATAAACTTTAAAATTGCCTTGCGGTAAATTTCCAAATGTACCATCTGAAAATATTAAACTAATTCTATCGTTAGCTCGAGTCAAAACACTATATATATTTCTAATACTTTTACTCAAACTATTGTATACTACATTGTTACCTTCGACTGCCTGAACCTTTGTCCAAAGTTCTTGTTCTAATCCAAAATCATCTACGCTATATAACCAAACATCAGTATTATTAACATTTGTAGCATCTATACTTACAACTTGATTTGTACTAGGACTATCAATACTAAAAGATCCATTGTCTAATGTACCTTGTCTAAAATGACTAAAATATCCGCTGTTAGAACTGCTTGGTCCTTTTCCATCATTCCTATATATAAATGCAAAGTTGTTTCCTGGAAACGGATCTTCTTCTTTAATTATACCATTTTCTAAATCAGTGCTAACAATTTCAAATCTATTTGTACTTCCGTTTACTGATTTGTTAAAACCAAAAGCAGGAACACTTGTATTTGTACTATTCAATCTATATTGTTCAGTAGGTATGTTATTGACTGTTTCTTTTTTTGTTGGTTTGCCAATTGGATTATTAGCAGGCAGTGATGCGTTCAATATTTTAGTAAATTGTTCTTGCCAATTAGAGTTACTTGGATCATTCCAAATGATAGTTTGGTTTTCTAAATTTAAATTATTGCTATCACGCACTGATTCTGTCGTGCTAACACTTTCTATTTTAAGTAGCCCATTAGCAGATTGATTACGTTTAGGATTATACGAAAGAGTACGAGCTAAACGTAGCACTGATTCTCTGCGCTCTGCAAGTTCTAGAAAGTTTTCACGTGCATTTAAGTCTGTACGAAATGCAATGTTTTGACCAAGGAAAGCAATCATGTCAATTAATGCAAGGTACTCAGAACTTTCAATATAATCGTTAAAATCTTCTGGGTAATTTTGACGTAGATAATTTATCATTGTTCTACGTAAGTTGTCAAAGTCATAAGATTTGAAATCGGCGTTTCTATAACTTTGGTAGATACGCTTCCAATCTTCTGCTACTAGTAATCTATTTTGTCTATCTGTCGAGGACATATTGGCTTTCCTTTATTATACAGTATTTATTAGTTTTAAATAACTGCGTATATTATTAGGTATTAAGAAAACCATTGTTTTGATCAAAAGTTAAACGCATGGTTTCAACAATATTGTATGTCAAAAACAATATTTCAGCTTCTATTTGCAAACCGCTTTCGTACTGATCAACAGTGACTGAATTAACACTTATTCTGGGATCATAATTAATGATTTCTGTAACATTTTCAATAATAATTTGTTTAAGTTGTTCTGTAAGAGGCTCGTATAAAACGTCCCATATAATTGTTCCAAATTGAGGATTAGACAGAAGCTCGCCTTGCCTGATATGGAAATGGTTAATTATGTCTTGCTTAATTAAACTAAAATCATATAAATTAAAGCCATTTTGGTCTGGATTAACAGTTGAAAACCCTTTATAGGTTTTTGAGCCTGTACCGTAATCTGGTTTTTTGTTAGATTTTACTTGTACGTCTTGATATAATCTTTTTTCTTGTGTGCTCATAACATATTTACCCTATTATTGTGCTCCAGTATCAAAATCAAATTCGAACTCTGCTGTGGCAGCATCTCCCGGTGAAACTGCAACATTTCTTTTCTTGGTATATTCAACCCCATTTTCGTCTACTCCTTTAATTTCAACAGTCTTTCCTACTACATTTCCGTTTTCGTCTCTCCTTAATGCAATAGTTCTCTCTTGTGCAGGAGGTTGTAGATTACCTTCATTATTAACAAGTGTAGCTGATCCTGTATTTTGATTTGTTGCTGTTGTATCTGCAACTGGATCATCCCCTACAATGCTTTCGTCATCAACTTCTGCAACTGGATCATCCCCTACAATGCTTTCTCCACTGTTGCTATCAACAAGTGTAGCATTTTTATTTTCACTTGCTGCTGCATCTGCTGGGCCGTCTATACCTGCATTTTCATTGCCTGCCGGTGTTTGACAGTGCTTAAATGTATCTTCGGGTGCTTTTTCTTTATTTTTATCATCACTAGTTTTATTAGCTTTTCCTTTTTTAATTTGTTCAATATCAGAATCTGTTTTTTCAGGAGTATGCTCTAACGGATTTTTATTCTCAGCGCCTGTCCAAGAACCTCTTTTTGGTACTCTTGTAGGCACAGGTGCATCACCTGCTTTTGCAGCTGGTGGTCCGTTCATATCTATTCTATCAGCTGTTTCATAATGATGTTTAGATGTTATGTTACTTGTTCCAACACAAGTAATCTTACCGTCTGCGCCGACTTTTACTTCGTAGTTGGCACCTGTTTGAGTCATCATTTGATTTTTAGCTGTTAAGTTAATATTTCTTCCAGCTTCTATATTAATATCTCTTGTAGCTTTAAAATTAAAGTCGTTTTCTGTGTGAATGCTTACACTGTCTCTTGCATAGATATCAATTTTTCCATTGGCTGTCATTTCAATCCAACTATCGCCACTCCCGTGTGCAATGTAAATTAAGTCTTCTGCATTGTGTAATAGTATTTGATGTCCTGTT